GTTTGGGGTTGCAATGCAATTTACAGAGATACAGATGAATGCGATTTAGTTTTTGCAGTTGATATGCCTGTACAAAAAGAGATAGTCGAATCAGGATACTACAGAGACAATAAGGTTGCATTCGCAGACATAGACCCATTACCTTTAGAACTAATAGATATGTTTACAGGTGATTTTAACAACCCTGTAATCAGTATAAAGGAAGACGACTCACATTTTATCATTCAAGGAAATGATAGTAGAACAGATTTTTTGGGATTGAAGAATCCACATTTAATAACAACATACAACGAACCAAGATTAAAAAACTTGATGACGGGAATGTCTGCATTAGGATATGCAATGACACTAGGTGTAAAAACTATCAATTTGATTGGGTTCGATGGATTAGAATTTGAAGGGGAACCTTCAAATATTTACGAAGGTAGTGATAACTATCCGACTAAATATACAACTGAGGACGCTGTTCTACAAGTTCAACGTTCTCAGTTCATAGCACTATTAGAATGGTTCTATGGAAAAGGTTCATTATATTGGAAAAACCCTCTAGACAAAGAGGACGAAATCAAGTATAATGAATTATCTTATTATGAAAGTAGTGAGAGGTGGATTCTAGGCGAAGGTCTAGAGTCTTGATACAATGCTAATACAATGCGATATAATTGTTAATAAAATAGGAGAATACAATGTCGAGTAGTTTAGATAAACTAAGAGCAGCTATGGAATCTGCTTCACCTTCTGAAGGTGCAAAAAAGTCCTATTCAGACGACACAATGTGGAAACCTGAACTAGATAAAACTGGTAATGGTTACGCAGTGATTCGTTTCTTACCAACCCCTGATGGAGAAGAGATGCCTTGGGTATCATACTTCGACCATGGTTTTCAAGGCCCTGGCGGGTGGTACATTGAGAAGTCTTTAACGACTCTTAATAAGAAAGACCCTGTAAGTGAATACAACACTTCGTTGTGGAATACTGGGATTGAAGCAAATAAAGAAATTGCGAGGAAACAAAAACGCAGACTGCATTATGTTTCTAACGTATATGTTGTTTCAGACCCTAAAAATCCTGATAACGAAGGGAAAGTGTTTAAATACAGATACGGTAAAAAAATCTTTGAGGCACTTAAAGAAGCAATCTCACCTGCATTTGAAGATGAGAAAGCAATTAATCCTTTCGACCTCAGAGACGAAGGTGCAAACTTCAAAATCAAAATTAGAAAAGTTGATGGTTATTGGAACTACGACAAATCTGAGTTTGATGCGACTGCACCATTGTTCGATAATGAAGAACAAATAAACTCAGTGTTTAGTCAAGTTCATTCTTTATCAGCCGTTATCGCACCCGAAGAGTTCAAGTCTTACGAAGAACTCAAAGAGAAACTTGAAAGAGTTCTCGGTACAGTAGGGTCAACCTCAACTGCTGAATCAGTTGCAGAAGACTTAGAAGAAGTTCCATGGTCTAATGTAAACACTGCTTCAACAGCGAGTGAACCAGTAATCGAATCTGCAGAGGTATCTGCAGGAGTATCTGCTTCTTCTGAAGACGATGCAATGGATTACTTCAAGAAGTTAGCACAAGACTAATTTCTGTTTGGGGTGCATAGGTTTATATCATGAGTATAATTGACGAGTCTATGCATTCACTGAGACCGTGGAAAAAGAACGTGGGGGTACTCAGTAAGGGTAAGGTTGACAGCAAAAAAGCGGGTCAATCGGTGCAGAGCGGGAAGCTGTAAGGCGAGGGGCGACTGACACACCTTTTAGGTTTATTATGAAAAGTGAATATTACAAAAACGTTTTACCTTGGAATGAAAATGAAAGGGTTATCGACCAGTTCGGTTGGAACCCACAATCAGTTATCACTCCTACAAAATCATCTAAGAACAACTGGGACGATGCATATCTAACTGCATACGAAGAGAAGAGAGGAGTTTGTCCACGTCTTCCTAACGGTTTAATGATGTCTGAATTCCACGCAGGATTGTGTGAGAACATTGTTCATTATTGGAGTATGGTGGGTGATACAATCGTTGACCCATTTGCAGGAAGAATGACTCGTGCATTTGTATCTGCAAGTTTAGGGAGAAACTATTATGGGTATGACGTATCTCCTGAAACAGTAGGAAAAGTTAGAGAGGAAATGGGAAGACATTCCTTTGACGGTCATTACGATATTATAGAAAGTGACGGTTGTGAAATGTCTCATACAGATGACGAATGTGCAAACTTAGTTATGACTTGTCCACCTTACGGTGATATAGAAAGATACGAAAGTGCAGAGGGTCAATTATCAGACCTAAGAAAGTATGAAGACTTTTGTGAGAGGATACAAGTTTGTGGAGACAACATAGAAAGAGTTTTAAAACCAGGCGGATTTTGTGTTTGGGTATGTGGTGATTGGAGAAGAGACGGAGAGTACAAACCTTTTCATTCAGACACGATAAATATGTTCACTAAATCAGGACTCAAATTACATGATATAATTGTAATGAAGAATGATACTATATTTGCAGCTCTACAAGCAGGTAAATGTGCGAGTAAAAGATATACTGCAAAAGTTCATGAGTTCATTTTAGTGTTTAGAAAAGAAGGGGAACTAGAATATAGTTCAGATAAAATTAAAAATAAAGAGGAATCTCTAGAGAAGTTTTTTGCATAATGCCTAGTGTAACACCAAGATTTAATCATAAAAAGAAACAGACAGAATCGTTTGACCAAATGCTTAGACGATTTAAAAAACAATGTGACAACGCAGGTATTGTTCAGGAAGTTAGAGATAGACAATACTATATTAAACCTAACGAAAAGAAACATAAGAAGAACCAACAACAAACACGAAGAAATAAACTTGATGCAATCAAAAGAGAAAATCAAGGTCGTCCAAAACGATGGATATAAATTATGACACAATGGCACGGTGGAAAGGGTTCACGGAGACGGAACTCAAACGAAGACAAATATTCAGATGAGTGGGAACGCATCTTCGGTAAACCTCAGCCTAAAATAAAAGAACATAAGAAAACCCCTAGACATGGACTTACCAAAGTTCATAAAGACAAAACCAAATACGACAGAAAAAAAGGATATGAAAAAGAGTAATAAATACTCTTATGTCGTACAAAGGTAGATTCCGTCCAAAAAACAGTAAGAAGTATAAAGGAGACCCCACTAAGGTCTTCTATCGTTCTCTATGGGAACGTAGGTTTATGCATTATTGTGACACTACACCTTCTATTCTAGAATGGAATAGTGAAGAGATTATTATCCCATACGTTTCCCCTTTAGACAATAAAATACACCGATACTTCCCTGACTTCTATATCAAAGTAAGAAACGTATCAGGTAAGGTCAGACATGAAATCATTGAAGTTAAACCTAAACGACAATGTCAACCACCCAAGAAACCCAAAAGACAAACTCAAAAGTATCTAAGAGAGGTTGCAACCTACGGAGTAAATCAAGCAAAATTCAAAGCTGCAGAAGAATACTGTAAAAATAGAAAATATAATTTTAGGATATTAACCGAAGAACATCTAACTTAGTTATAAATAGTAATATGTCCAACATATTTGAAGATTTAACTAAACTAAAACCACAAGAGTATGCAAGAGAAAGTCAACTCGCACTAGAATGGTTTAGAACAAATATCAGAAGAATCTTTGATAGAAGGATGAATGAAAAGGTTTACTTTGATGGAACTAAGGTAGGAACCATAGTAGAAGGAAATATGTATATGATGTTCTATGATGCAAAGTGGAAAAGAACACTTCCATGGTATGATAGATTTCCTTTAATAATTCCTTTTGATAAAAGGGCAGTTGATGACGGATTTTTAGCAATTAACCTACATTACATTCCACCAATGGCAAGACAAGGATTACTTGAAGAGTTATATAAGTATCCAACTGAAGAAGGAGTAATGATAGATTACCAATACTTTAAAGCAGTTCCTGCTTTACGTTCTGCAATGCCATGTGTAAAAAGGTATCTTTATAGTAATATTAGAAGAGCACCATTACAGGTACAAAAGGAATATTGGGACGTAGCTTCAATGTTACCAACTGCAGATTTTGGTAAGGTTAACACAAATACAGTATATGCAAATTCTAGGAAACAAATATGAGTAGTATAGACGAATTAAAATATAATTTTGACTCAGGTGCGAGAGGAAACAGGTTTGACGTTAATTTCTTTTTGCCTGGTGCATACTTTGGTAAAACAAAACAAACCATAGAAGCAAAAACAGACGAAACTACAGGTGAGTCATATAAAGCTGTAGATGAAATGGTTACCTCGCCAGGAAGGGTTATGGGTCTAAGAGTAGAATCCTGTTCACTGCCTGGAAGAAGTATAGGAACTACAGGTTGGTCTGAACAGGGAATGGAAAGACAAATGCCTGACGGAACAGTTAACGATGGTGGAACAATAGACTTTACCTTTATATGTGACCAAAGTTTTGCAGATAGATTAATTATAGAAGCATGGCAACAAGTAATATTTACAGCAGGAAATAATAAACAGGCAGTTCCTGCTCAAGAAGCTACAGATGCTGCTGAGGCTCAAGATGCAATAGATGGAAGTATCAAGGGAACTAATTTTATGCCTCAAATGGCATTTTATAAAGATTATATTGGTCGAGTTCAAATAATACAACATAGAACTGATAGAAAAGATTCAGAAGATACAAAAAGAAATGCATTAGAGTACACGTTGCATGAAGCGTATCCAGTTAGTTTTAGTGAAATGGGATTATCTCAGGATGCAAATGGTATAATGAGGTTTTCTTGTACCCTCGCATACAGGTATTGGGAATCAAAATATATCCCAGCACCTAAAAGAAGTCTTCTAAATAAAGGAAGAGGTTTATTAGATGCACTACTTGGTGGTAGTAATCTATTAAGTAGGTTTGGTAAAGAAGGAAAACTTCGAGACAGATTAACAAACCTTGATAACAGAGCCACAGAGATTAGAAATCTTTTTGGTTAATTACAATATGGAGTAAATTATGGGATTACCAATCCAAAAAGCACCTAAACATAAGTGCAAACTTAGTGATGGAACGGAAGTAACATTCCGACCATTTCTAGTCAAGGAACAAAAATACTTGTTACTTGCGAAAGAAGGAAAGAGTGCTGAAGAAGTTCTTTTAGCTATTAGAAACTTGATAACAAGTATTACTGAAGAAAAAGTTAATGCTTTCAAATTACCAATGTTTGATTTGGAATATTTGTTTTTAAAAGCTAGAGCTAAATCAGTTGGTGAAACGTCAGATATGATGTTTAAATGTAAAAGTTGTGATGGAGTCACTAAAGTACCAGTTAATATAGAAGAGGTTGAACTACATTATCCTGAAGGAAAAATAGAAAACACAATTCAGTTAACCGATACACTAGGTGTAACATTACGTTATCCTGATTCAGAAAATCTTGCTAAAGCAGATGATATGGAAGACTCAGGTGATAGATTTTTATTTCTAATTAAACATGGTATTCACACTATCTTTGATGAAGAAACTGTATATGATACAAACGATATTCAAGACAGTGAGTTAACTGAATTTGTTGAAAGTTTAACTTTAGAACAAGTTGATAAAATCAATAGGTTCTTTGAAAGTATGCCTACTATTCAAAAAGTAGTAGAATATAAATGTGACAGTTGTGGTACTGAGAACGAATCAATACTAAAAGGATTACAAAATTTTTTTTAGTAGCTCTTTCTCATGAAAATTTGGTTAATTATTACCAAACCAATTTTCAGTTAATGCAACATCACAAGTACTCATTGACTGAAATTGAGGATATGATGCCTTGGGAAAGAGAGATTTATATGGGTTTATTGCTTAACCATTTAGAGGAAGAAAAGGCAAGACAAAAACAGAGAAATAACAGTATGTAGTAAACTATGATTTCGTGAAGTGATTTTTTAATTTTTAATATAAGGATAAAAAATGGCTGAAGAAAAAGATAACAGTAGAAACGAAGTCGAAATTGATTTAGAGAAATATATGGCTCTCCTTGAGCAGTTGGACGAACAGGAAGACAAAATCAAGGAAATGCAAGAAGAGGCTAAGAAAGCAAAGGCAGGTCTTGAACCACCTAAGAGAAAATTCATAGACCT